CGGGGCGGGGCGCTACAGCTCGGGGACCTTGGGGGGAGATTAGCCTTACTCGCCATCGTTGCCCTTCGGTTTATCCTCTGCCTCATTTGTGTTTTTGATTTCAACGTTTTGTTGGGTTTTTGGTTGTGTTTTTGGTTTGTTGTTTAGACCGCCGCGGCCTTCGCCGCCTGGCGTCCCTTAATCATCCGCTCACGGATGGCAGCCTTGGCCTCGTCCGACATGGCCGCGTAGCGCGCCTTGGCGGCCTGCGAGCGCTCCTCCTTGGTCATCTTGACCTTGGGGTCGCGCTTGGCCACAGGCTTGGGCTCCGCCGCAGCCAGAATCTCGGCCGCAGCCTTGACCGCGTCTGCGTGGTTGGCCTCCTCAGCCTGGCGGAGGGCCTCCTCAACCTCGGCCTCGGAGGGCATGACGGGCGCCACCACAACCACAGCGGGTGCGGCGGCGGCCTTGGCGGCCTTGGCGGCGATGGTTGCCGCGCGCTTGGCGACCATCTTGGCCTTGGCCTCCTCCGTCATCGGGCCCGTCTTGCGGCCCTTCTTCGGCTTGTCCGACTTCTCGGACTCAGCCTCAGACGGAAGCTCGGCCACGGGCGAGGCCACGGCCACGGGCGCGGGGGCGCCCCACAGCTCGCGGGTCAAGCGCGCCTTGACATCCTCGATTGTGTTGTAGCGCGCCTCCAGGTCCGACCAGATGGCGTCCATGGCGGCATCCAGCTGCGCCTGCGTGCACACGTTGACCGACGACATCTTAGATGTTGAGGGTAGAAGGAAGGAAGAGAGCTTGTAGGCTTGGAAGGCTTGGAAGCTTGGGAAGGTTCGGTTGAACGAGGTAGTGGGTATGGCTACTTTGGACGACCGACTCTGAGTACTTTCTGGACCTTACGAATCCATTTTCAACGATTCTCTGTGGGTAGCCTGTGGACAAAATGGAAAATGGGTGGGGTTGCCCCCGGATTAGTGCGGATGCGGGGCGGGGCGCGCGCTACAGCTCAGGGTCGTCAGGGGGAGATTAGCCTTACTCGCCATCGTTGCCCATCGGATTGTCCTTCGCCTCATTTGTGGTTTTGGGGTTTGTTTACTTGCCGCAGTACGGGCACTTGGCGTTGTTGAGAACCTGCTTCTCGGCGTACTTGGGCTCTACCTCCCAGTCACGCTCATTGCCCCGCACGCCCGGGGTCACCTGCACCATCTGCATCACCCACCTGGGGCGGGCAGCGTGCCAGGCGACACACGCGGCGGCGCGCTCTGCGTCACGTGCGGCCTTCTCCGCGGCGACCTTTGCGGCCTCAACGCGGGCGGCATCGACCTTTGCGGCGAGCGTGGGGTCCGCGGCCTCCTCATCAAGAAGCCACTGCGGCTTCTTGCGAGGGGCGTTCGGCACAACGGTAGGGACGGAAGACTTCGTAGGTGTAGACATCTTGGCTTGGGAAGGGTTCGGTTGAACGATGTAGTGGGTATGGCTACTGTGGACGACCGACTCTGAATACATCCTAGGCCTACGGAATCCGTTTTTGACGATAATGTAAAAATTGTTGTTGGCTGTGACCCTGCCCGGGAATGCATGAGTGCATTTACTGGTTCTGCGCATCGACATGGGCAACCACGCGCTCCCATGCCATGGAGTACTTCCTGACGTTCTGATCGTCGTACTTGAGAGCCGCAATCTCGCGGCCATACACCTCATCGATGGTGCCAGCCATTGCAGTCTCCAGGAAACGCGTCCACACCTCAACTGCGAGCGGCTTCTCGGTCGCCAGACTCCATGCCATGGGACCCAGCAAGTACCCAGGCAGACAGAGAGTCTTCATGTAAGGCTTCGTATGCACAGGCGAGCCCATCTCAAGCTTCAGACTGTCAGAAAGAGTGACATCCACAAACACCGCCTTCATCGCGGCTGCGCGCGCCGCCAGCGTGGCATCCAACAGGGCGCCCTTGAACGCATCGTCGTAGGGCTTTCCGTTCACGAGAAGGTTGAACACCACAGCCTGACCCAGGAGGGTGCTCTCCTTGACGTCGTCGTGATGCATGGGGTCAAACTCCACACCCGTGGAGTCTGAGATTGCCACACCCAGACTATCCGCATCCGTGTCGGCGGGCGCCTCGTCCACACGGACCTTCATCGCAGGGAAGGTCTCCAGCATGTGGTGTGCAAAGGGAGACGCGGGGTCACAGATTGTGGCCACCAGCAGATGGCCGGCAGTGTGCGCCTTGACGTTGCGGTTCAGCGCGATGTACCACGCAATCTCCTCTGCCTCTGTGAGGCCGAAGCGCACATTCAGAAGCAGAGGGAAATTGTCGAACTTCCCCTTCACGTCGGCCGCCAAGACCCTGCACCTGGCGCGGCGGCTCGGCTTGTCCAACTCAGCCTGCGGGATAGCCGAGTAGTACCAGGTGTAGACGCGGCCGTCCGTCCCGATAGCGTCCACGCCCCACGCGTTGTTGACAAAGGCCACAATTGACCGCAGGCGGTTGTTGCCGTTCACGGCACGCTCCACCGTCGCACCGCCACCGCCGCGGTCCGACAGCGAGATAGGGTCCACGTGGTGGTGCGCGTCAAGCAGGGCCTTGATGTATACCATAGACTGCTCTACCTTCCACTGCTGCTTGCGCCCATAGCGCGTCTTGGTGTTGATGCGGCCCGAGAGGATGTCGGCGACCACGTGGCGAAGCTGGCGAGGGACGGGAGCGGCGGGCTGGTCGCGGTTGCTGTTGAAGGAAGCCATTGTGAAGTCGTGTGTAGAAGAAGGTGCTGCCGGGGCTACTCTTTTCGTTTCCGCCTCACGAATCCGTTTTTAGCGAGTTTTGTGGGCAACTCCATTGAAAAATTGTTTTCCTGATTTAGGATGCCCCCGTCTAGTCTATTAGTGTGTTGACCAGGAGCGCGTACCGCCGGACGACGGATGGATCTGCTCCCGTCTGGAACGGGCGTGCGAAGTTGAGGCGGTTCTTCTTCCACATGTTTCCGTGTCCCTTGGTGGCCAAGTCACCACCCACCAGGAGGGCGATGCGCTCGTATCCAAGCGGCGACTTGAGAATCTTGACCTCGTGGATGTGGATTTCCCAGCGGTTGTACTGCTGGTACTTCATGGAGTACGTGTCCACGTCCAACCACGCGTGCTCAATGCAGGGCGTTGTCTTGTCTGGGGCGTTGCGCACACGGACAACTCCAAAGAGCACGTGTTCGGTCAGGTCGTACAGCGCGACAATTGACCCAACGGGCATCTTCGAGCGGGTGCGCGAGCCCAGGTACTGCATTCCATGGGACAGGAACTCGCTCCGGGTCTGCTGGTTGAAGTAGGAGATGAAGACGGGGGAGGTCATTGTGAATGTGGTAGATGTTCATGAAAGTGCAGGCGGGTCATACACTGTTCCTTGAACCCACGGAATCCGTTTTCGTCGATTGTCCACCCACGGCCAAAAACGGATTCCAACCCCACCACCCTAACCACACTCACAGTTAGAATGCTTCCTATCAACACCGCTCTTCTCAACACCCTCAACGCCCTCGGCCAGCACCCCGACGTGCACTTCGCGGACCCTACCCAGGAGGGATGGCAGACCATCACCCTCACCTGGCCTGCGGGCGACAATGCCCCCGCGCGCATCTTCAAGTTTGAAATCAATGTTGGCGAGGAGGTGGGGTGCACGGTCGCCTGTGTCCTTGACCGTGTTGGTTTGAGCTACAACTGGGGTGAGCGCTTCATGGCTCTTCTCTACAGCAACATTGACCAGTTGCCTCTTCATCTCTACCTCCCACCTGGAGACATGCCCCCACTGGAGGACGTTGAAGACCCGGATGTGTACGCAGACATGCCGCCGCTGGAGAATGGCGGGCTACACACGGTCGGGTAACTTATCGGCCACAACCTTCACTAACTCCACCTTCTTCTCTTCTTCTTTTGCAGTACATCCATGGACTTCGGGAGTCCGACACTTGACGCAGAACTCGGTCCCACAGGTGCAGACAAACGCAAGGTGGCTCTTCTTTTTGCAGTGTGGACACTTCATGACAGCACTTTCCTTCATGTGGTTCGGGAACTTTCCGTTTCCAAAGACAATGAAGGTGGTCAAGTTCACCGTGGCTGTAGACCCCGACGTCAAGTACCCCGACCAAGAGTTCATTGACTTGATTCAAATCTACTTGGCCGACCCTGACGGATGGGAAGCGCATGGATACAGATTTGTCATGGTCAGCCACAGCCCAGACGTGGCAATACGGCTGTCTTCCCCTGCGACCCTCAACAAAGTTGGATGTGACTACCACCTGTCCTGTGCAGAACTGGGTGGTCGTCAAATGTGGTTGAACTCGTGGCGATGGATGCACGGAGCCCATCGCAGTAAGCAGGATTTGGAGAACTATCGGCAGTATGTGGTGTCCCATGAAATCGGGCACATTCTAGGACACGACCACCTTAAGTGCCCGGGCATTGGGGAGGCCGCACCCATCATGCTTCAGCAGACGCAAGGGTTGCACGGGTGTGCGCCCAACATCAAGATTACCGAGTGGGACGTTTCCGCGAAGCCCGTGCCCCGCGACGTCTAGTACGACGTCCGCCCTTCTTCGGATTAGACATGGATGCACGGTGCTTCTTCATCCACTCTGTCGGAATAGGCCTGTGTGGACCTTCAAGTGGACTCTTGTTTGCATATCCGACATATGACGTGTGCGGGCGCGGGGGCGGGTTGTGTCGCCTCGTGAAGAGTCGCAGACCGCCTCCACCACGGGTCTTGCGCGTGGCGCCGACCTTCGCCGCATCGCAAGACGACGGAAAAGCCCCCGGCTGCTCGTTATTATTCTGTTCCTCGTAGTACTTCGCCTCGGCCTCCCATTTTTTGCTAAGGTCGGGGTTGTTATTCTTGTAGAACTCTGCTTTCTTACGTGCATACAAGACTACGTTGCACATTTGTTTAGGCAAACACGCTCTGCCCACGGAGTCATGGTACCGCTCTGCCGACCTGTCGCAATGACGACGGAGCTCGATTTCAAGGTCTAGTCTTGCCTTGCTCATTGTTCCTCCTCAAGAACTTTAGTTGGAATACGCGAGTCCACCCATGCCAGACATCACGCGGAACACGTTGTAGTTGACTGCAAACAGGCGGAACACGAAGGGCGTGGTCTTGGTGGGGAACTGCGTGGTCGCGCCTGCCTTGATGGAGTCAAACACGAGGGTCGCCGTGTCAATGCGGGAGAAGTTGCAGCTGCCGCTAGGCTGGTGCTCCTCGGGCTGGAGAGCAAACGAGTAGACGTTGATGGGGTTGACGGTAGCCTGGACGACCTTATCCCTGTTCGTCGTCGTGCCGTCCTCCACGACGAACGCATTCAAGAGGGGCATCGCGCCGCCCGTGTGGTGCTGGAACGGCTGGACCTTCCAGAAATAGTCGCCGTAGCGCTCATCAAAGCGGTCCTGTCCGTTGAGCTGGATGCGGCAGCGGTTGACAATGTCATCGTAGGCGAACGGCTGCGTGTAGCCGCCGAGCGACTCTGTAGAAGTCACTGTAGTCTGACCGAGCGCCGTAATGGCGTTTCCAGTGTAGAAGTCGGCCGGGCGACCTGTCGGAAGCGAGCAGTCCAGGCGGCGCGCATCCTGGAACACCCATATCAGCTCCTTGATGGGGTGGTTCAGCGTCAGGTCCAGACGGGCCTGGGCGGAGGTGACGGTCTGCGGCAGGGAGTACTGAAGCTGTTCAATCAGGTACTCGTGGGAGTCCTGGGCAAAGCGGCGGCGCTCATCCGTATCCAGGTAGATGTAGTCAATGTAAATCGCCGCATCCTTCGGGGCCGGGAGGGCCGCAGCGGCCGCCGCGATACTCGGCCAGTTGGTGCCGGTGGTCTCCGACGGCCCCGTTGTGTTGTACCGATTGTAGGTGGTGACCAGGTCCGTGGCCTTGCGGAGTGTCACGTTGAAGTGGACGTCGTGGTACTGGAGGGCGATGAGGGGCAGGGCAAGACCGGGGTTGCGGTTGAACCAGAAGCCGAACGGGATGTACAGCACCTGGGGGCGCCCGTTGCAAGAGGTCAGACTGGTCCTCGTACCGCCAACAGGGCCGCCAAGCAGCTGGTCGCCCTTGCTCACCTGGTTGACCGACGCCGTCAGGCACTCCCACAGGTACCACCACTCGCCGTAGTGACGGTCAATGACCTGTCCACCGATTTCCACCTCTACCTTCTCCAAGAGGAGGTATCCGAGGCGGCGCATGCCGCCAGGGGTCCAGTAGACATCCTTCGTGTTGCCCGTGGCAACCGCGGTGGTGTCGGGAAGCGTCACCTCCAGGTAGGTGCGGTAGATAAGGTCAGCGTTGCGGTTCACGATGGCCACGACACGCTGTCCGTACTGGGCGGTGCCCGTGAAGTTGACACGCATCGCCTCCATCGCGAAGTTGGTGTGCCGCTTGTACATGACCTTCCAGAAGGTGATGTGAGGGTTTCCAGTGATGTAGGCATCCTGTGCTCCATAGGCAACGAGCT